AGCTTTTTGCTTTCTCCCATACCTGCGCTCGTTTTTCTCGCAATTGTAAAATTTTACTCATGGTTATTCCTTTCTTATTTCAAGAGTGACAACCGTTTCTCTAACTGAGAAACTGGTGTTTTGGGCTGAGATTTTTTATCAGCCAATTTTAAAAGCAGCTGGTTGGTCACCGCTGCTCGACTAAACATCATACTTTGAACCGTCCCATCTTCATGAGGTGCAGGCTCATACAAAATAGAATCCGCAAACCCAAGTTCAAGAGCCTTCTTAGCATTAAACCAAGACTCAGCATCCATCAAGTGGGATAGCTGTACCCGAGATAAACTAGTCTTAATTTCATAGGCATTGAGAATGGACTCTTTGACTTCCGATAACATAGCAATGGCCTTCTCCATTTCTTTAGAATCGCCAATTGCGACCGTCATCGGATTGTGAATCATCATCATAGCAACTGGACTCATATTGACGGTGGTTCCCGCCATAGCAATAACACTGGCTGCCGAAGCTGCTATGCCATCAATATTGACGGTCACGTCATCCTTGTAGTCCATTAACATATTGTAGATTTGAGCTGCCGCAAAGACATCTCCACCCGGTGAATTAATCCATAAGGTCAATGGTCCGGTGCCACTCATGAGTTCATTCTTAAAGATTTGCGGAGTCACATCATCATCCACCCAGGATTCACTAGCGATTGTACCATTTAGATGCAGCACACGCCCCGTTTCATCCTCGCTGAAATTCCAAAATTTATTCATGACTCTCTCCTTCATGGTTATCTTTCATAAATCCTCCTGCATCTTTTAACTTGGTCATATTCCCATTAATCAGATAAAGGTCGCCCCCTTCTTCTGGCGGGATAGGATTGAGTTCTTCCAGCTCTCGGATATCATTTGTCGAGAGCCAGCCGTTTTGTCGGCCAATCGCATAGCCGTTCATTCGACTTTGGTAATCCCCACGAAGCAGGCCATCCACATTGAATTTAATGAAATGGGTCTTCTTTTCTTCCGGCAGCAGCAAACTTTTCTTAAGAGCCTGTTCAAGCCGAACCACCCAGGGGTCCAAGGTATACTTAACAAACTCAAGGGATTGTTGCTCAATATTCGAAAAACTGGACTTCTCTAAATCCCCTACCATGTGCGGTGGTATACGAAAGAGACGCGCAATCTCATTGATTTGAAATTTACGGGTTTCCAAGAACTGTGCTTCTTCAGGCGGTATCCCAATTTGCTTATAGCTCATCCCTTCTTCTAGGACGGCAACCTTATGGGCATTCCGAGTGCCCTGATAGACCGAATTCCAGGAATCTCGCACCTTTCCTGGGTCCTTTAAAATCCCCGGGTGTTCAAGAACTCCCCCAGGGTTAGCCCCATTCCCAAAGAAACTAGCGCCATACTCTTCACAAGCAAGCGTCATCCCGACTGCGTTCTTTGCCAGAGCAATCGGAGAATAACCAATCAGACCATCAAACCCTAAGCCTGGAATATGGAGCACTTCTTCTTGTGATAAAACGATGCTCCCTTTTTCCTGAAAATTAGGATTATCTTCTTCATAGCGATTGTAAACATAATAGAGCTTCCCCTTCTCACTTCGGTGAACGCTCATCTGATCCGGCAGCAAAGGATACAGCCCAATCACCTGACCTGAACGGTCACGAAGAATCTGAGCATAGGCATTTCCCCAGATCAAGAGATGGCTCATCAAGGTTTCCCGAAAGACAAAAGATGTCATGTCAGGATTCGGCTCATCATGCAAAAGCGTGTAAAGGACATGTTCCGTATCCTTTGCTTTTCCTCCTTCGGTGTATCGATAAACATGAAGAGGTAAAGATGCAATGGTCTCTGACAGAATCCTTACGCAGGCATAGACCGCTGTCGTTTGTAATGCCGTCCGTTCATTGACTGTTTTCCCACTCGTGGTTCGACCAAAGAGTAGCGAAAAGTCATTCCCTTCATACTTATTTTTGGGCTCTCCCCTCTGTCGTTTTAGTCCTAATCGTTCCAATATTCCCATATTCATCTCCTTTTCTAGGCATGAAAAAAGGCACCTCGCTTGAGATGCTTTACAATCACTCTTTCAATTGTGGAAAATCTAATAAATTTAAAAGGATAAGATTCCTCGCTCATCATAAATACTACCGTCATTCTTTTGATGTCGAATGCACCTGTCTAAAGCCATAATGGTTGCGACAATCCCGTCAATCTTTTCGACAGATTTTTCTTTATCAGGCTTAATATTTCCGGCTGGGTCCTGTCTCATGACTACGTTTTGGGCCATCCATTTTAGGACCGGATGACCTCCATGCTGGATTTTACCTTCCATCATGAGTTTATAGTACTCTTTGGAAGGTGGACTCATGTCCTTATAGCCCTGACCAAATGGAACCATTGTTAAGCCCATGCCCTCCAGGTTTTGAACCATCTGTGTTGCATTCCAGCGGTCATAAGCAATTTCTCTGATGTGGTAGATAGTGGAGAGTTCTTCAATGAACCGTTCAATAAAACCGTAATGAACGACATTCCCTTCTGTGGTAAGAAGAAAGCCTTGCTTTTCCCAGACATCATACAACACATGATCTCTTCTGGACCTGAGAGCTAGTGTATCTTCAGGTAACCAAAAGAAAGGTAGAACCTGATAGTTCTCGCCTTCATGTCTAGGTGGAAACATCAGTACAAGAGCCGTAATATCTGAAGTGGAAGATAAATCCAGACCAGCATAGCAATCCCTGCCTTTTAAAATCTCCACATCAATTTTCTGGCTCCCTTTATCATAGATATGTTCCGGAATCCAAGTCACTGCTGAATTGGTCCAGATATTGAGTCGCAATTGCTTGAATACATTTTCTTCTGCTGGGTTATCTAAGGCATTCAGATAAGCTTCCCGAACCCGGTCAATCCCAATTGTATGACCAAGGGAGGGATTAGCCTTTAGCCAGTTCTCTTCATCGTTCCAATCATCTTCTTCTGAAAGACCATAGACAACTGGATAAAAGGTACTATCTTTTTTTCGCCCCTTTAGTATATCTAAGGCCTTGGTATGCAATTCATAGCAGATGGAGTTTTTGTCATTTCCTGCTGTCGTGATAATAAAAAAGAGGGGCTGCTCTCTGGCATCACCACTCCCTTTGGTTAAGACATCATACAAATGACGATTGGGCTGGGCATGGATTTCATCAAAGACCAGACCTGATACATTGAGTCCATGCTTGGTTCCAGTTTCAGCCGATAACACTTGATAGAAGCCTGCATTGGAATAATTGATGATACGTTTAGTGGCACTCATGACTTTGGAGCGTTTTTCTAAAGCCCTGCTCATCAAAACCATTTGCTTGGCCACATCAAAAACAATAGAAGCCTGATTTCGGTCACAAGCCGCTCCATACACTTCGGCACTGGCTTCCCCGTCTGCGTATAAGAGATAAAGAGCAATCGCAGCAGCCAGTTCAGACTTCCCATTCTTTTTGGGAATCTCTACATAGGCCGTCAGGAACTGTCGATTCCCATCTCCCTTTACGATACCAAAAAGGTCACGTACAATTTGTTCCTGCCAGGGTAATAATAAGAATCTCTGTCCCGCCCAGCGCCCTTTGGTGTGACAGAGATTCTGAATGAAGGTTACTGCCCGGTCTGCCTTTTTCTCATCATAATGAGAAGTTGGAAGCATGAAGGGAGAAGGGATATAGTGATACGTCATAAGCGCCCTCCAAGTAAATCTTCCATTTCATCTCCTGAACCCACTTCTGTATCCATTGAAGCCAGCCGTGTTCTAGCAGATGGAGTTAAACCAAACTGCTCACAGAACTTGAGCATGATTTTGAGATTAGTTTGAGAAATGGAAACTTGTGGCACTTGTTGGAGATAGCCATTGGGAGTTTTAATAATAGAACCATGTTTTGAAAGAAACTCTTCTGCTTCCTTCCAGCGTGCATAAGCTTGGCAGTAACCCGCAAAAGCCATCATATCCATATCGGTTAAAAGTCCCAAACCTTCCAGGATTTTGCCCATACGCTTCCATTCTTTTTTGGCATCTTCTTCAAGCCAAGAAGGGCATCTAGGAGCTTTCTTCTTAGGCTGAATTTCATTCTTTGGAAGTGGACGCTTGCCAGGATTCCCTTCTAAGATTTTTAAACTAGTTGGTTTGGGCTTTCTGCCCTTCTGTGCCATGCCCTCACCTCCTTCAGCCCACAAGAAAAAAGCCCGAAGGCTTTATTTCTTATGAATCGATTTTCTCGACTTCATCAATACCATGCAACACATGGAGTTGCCGTCCATTGTCCCATTGAACAATCAAGGAACCAATATCATCTACATCCTCGACTGTTCCGAGTGTACCGATAGGCACTGCGTTCGGGTCCTCCATTTTGAGAAGCCTTACCCGAGTCCCAGCAGGATACCGTTTTTTTAATAAATCTACAATCTTCGCATTCACCATTTCGCTATCTCCTTACTTTCTCTAAGTGAAAGAAATATCTTTCCAGATACGATTAGTATCTTCAACAATCAGCTGCAATTCCAGATCTGCCATTTTTCCACTCGTATCAGCTTCTTGAATGGAGATTAGCAAGTTCTGAACCTGGGTAGAATCTTCCTGTTCTACACTGTCTAAATCACGTTCTTTAGCTAAGGCTATAAATCCTTTGGGTAAGAGGGCTAAACGATTGCGAGCCTGTTCCAAGATCAGATTGGCTTCTGCATTTGAATAGAGCATCATATGTTTCTCCTTTTGGGGATTTAATTTGGTCAATGGTATAATACCTCTAATATACATATTTATCCAGTTATAATCGATAATTATTATGCTTAATTTTGAAATTTTGATTCGAGTTCTTTCATCGCTTGGTCCAAATACTCTAGTTCCAAATATCCAAATTGTCTAGTCTTACGAGCACGCTCTATAGAGTTCCTCAATTCCTGTACCTCAGGAGAATCTTGTGATAAGTCAACCAATTGTTCAGACAGTCCCTTGAGATATTGGAGGGCTTCTGTTTCCGTCACCTTCTTATGCTTCGCTTGTTTCCTTCTCATACTCACTAACTGCTTCTTCAAAAGCTAAGGTCTTGCCCTCACGGATTAGCAGCACATCTGACTTTTCCGTCGCTTCCATATAACGTTTGACAATAACATCCACAAACTTCTCATCCAATTCAATACCATAACAAACCCGACCGGTCTGATCAGCCGCAATTAAGGTAGAGCCACTGCCTAAAAATGGGTCCAGGATAAGTGTCCCTCGCATGGAAGAATTCTGAATCGGATAAGCCATAAGCTGAACAGGCTTCATAGTCGGATGCTCTTTGCTGGATTTTGGACGGTCATATTCCCAAATGGTCGTCTGCTTTCTATCAGAAAACCATTGGTGTTTTCCTTTTTGTTTCCAGCCATAGAGCACAGGTTCATGTTGCCACTGGTAAGGGCTTCTACCTAACACCAGGGTATTCTTTTTCCAAATGCAACAACCGCTCAGATAAAATCCAGCGTCCTTAAAGGCCTTTCTGAAATTCAGCCCTTCAGTATCCGCATGGAAAACATAGACGGAAGCATCATCCTCCATAGACTGTTCTACATTGACAAACATGTTAAAAAGGAACTGAAAAAAATCCGCATCGGACATATTATCATTTTTGATTTTACCCGCTGTTTCTTCTACATTAACATTGTAAGGAGGGTCAGTTACGACAAGGTTGGCCTTCTTATTTCCCAGAAGAAGCTGATAAGTTTCTGGCTTTGTAGAATCACCACAAATCACTCGGTGTTTCCCAAGATGCCAGATATCCCCTTGTTTCGAGATAGTCGGCTTTGTCAGCTCCCCATCTACATCAAAGTCATCTTCTTTCACTTCCTTGTTGTGAACCTTAGAAAATAGCTGATCGATTTCCGGGGCTTCAAAACCGGTTAGGTCTAAATTGAAATCCGCATCTTGCAAGTCCACCATCAGGTCTGCGAGAAGTTCTTCATTCCACGCGCCTGTGATTTTATTTAAAGCAACATTCAGGGCCTTTACCTTATTCTCATCATCAATCCGAACCTGAACACATTGAACTTCTTTATAGCCTAAGTCAGATAAGACGGTCAGTCGTTGATGGCCTCCAATTACAGTTCCATCGAAATTAACAATAATCGGGTCAACATAACCGAACTCCACAATGGATTTCTTGATTTTTTCGTATTCCTTATCACCCTTCTTGAGTTTCTTTCGTGGGTTATAAGCCGCTGGTTTTAAAGAGTCAATGGGTAAAGAAACCCATGTCATATCTTGTGTGACTTTCATACTACCTCCTTAGTAAAAACGAGATTGAATATAGCAGGCATGGCTACAAAACTTCCGGTTCGCATTGCCGTATGATAAAAAAGACTTACCGCAATGTTGGCAAGTCAATTCATAATAAGCTGTATTTTGTTTCTGGTGTAATTCTGGATGGTTCTGCCACCAGTATCTCCGACAGGCATCCGAACAAAACTTCTTAGGTCGACCAGTTCCTTTGGGGATAAAGGTTTCTTTACAGTGAAGGCAACAAGGAAGGCCGCTGGCTTGGTCTTTCATCATCTTTGTGACGGCATTTCGATAGCCCAATAGTTCCGGATTGCGTTTGCAGTAATTGCGAACAGAATCCCTAGACAAACCGACTATCTTTCCAATTGATTGGTATCCCAAACCTTCAGAACGTAGTTTTCTAATCTGTTTTCGTTGAAAATCGTCCATTTCTGCCTCCTTTCTTTACTGAAATCTCTAACCTTTTAAACCATAAAACGAAACAAAAATAAGCCATAACATCTTGTTACAGCTTGTTTCTCAGTTATTTATTTCTTCAAAAAATATACCCCTTTTGCATTTTGCGAAAATGCACGTTTGAGGGGGCCACGGTCTTGTGAGAGACAGCTCACAGAGATTTTATCCCCCCTCCCCTTCACTAAAAATCATATCCATAAATTGGAGTATGGTCTTCGGTCACGGTTTTATGGTCATGACAGGATTTACAAAGAGGTTGCCAGTTGCCCTCATCCCAGAACAATTTTTGATTTCCTCGGTGAGGAACGATATGGTCCACCACCGTCGCCTGCTTGTAACGATTCCGCTTCAGGCACCGTATGCAGAAGGGATGAAGCTTCAAGAAACGAAGTCTGGCTTTGTTCCATCGTGAATCGTACCCTTTTTCCTTTGTGGACTTTACTTCCAGTGAATGAAGGTGGCTATGTTCCTCACAATACTTGGAACCGTAAGGCACTAGCCTTGGACAGTTTGGATGCTTGCAAGGCAGAGCGGGCCGTCTTGGCATGGCCTTCACCCCTCTCTATATTTTTTCACATCTTAATCATATCACAATATTTCGTGCAAAGCAGTACCGACTTAGTACCGTATTAGTTCCGGGGTAGTTCCGCTTTACTACCGCACTAGTTCCACCCTAGTACCGGGGTAGTTCCGTCTTTTTGATTTTTGCAGTTTTTACTTGACAAATAAAAAAAGTTCTATCTCGTAAAAGATAGAACCTCAAAATTTAATCTTTTAAATAGTCATCCCAATTTAACCCATCTTTTAGGAAATGCTGCTTTAATTCTTTCTCTAATAAACTTTTGGAATATATGCAGGTTACAGGCTCACCCTTTGGAAATACTTCCTTTGACTTTAAATTCAGTAATGACTGTGGAACTATTTTGGATTGTGTATCCTTGAGTGTAAGTGCCAGGATTTGCTTTCTTGTTCTTAAAGAATAGTCAAACTCTAAACGCAAATATTTACCGGAGCCAGTCAACCAAACATAAGGGCTTGTTAGTTCCTTAATAGAGGGCAAGACCTGAAGTTTTTGCATCGTAGTCCCATCCTTTTTTATCAGCAATGATTTCAAATTAACTTTTTTATCCAAACAATCAATAAAAAATTTCTCAGCACCTTCAGAATAGTATAGCCCACATAAATGCATATAATTTGTTTGAGAAAAATAAAGTTCTACTTCATTTTTTTGAGTGCTATAAACCATTTTTCGACCAACAAAATATTCTTGAAAATAGTCTGCAGCCTGGTATATTAAATTCACACTCTGTTCCAAGCGCCTAAACTCCTTTTGATTTGGAATCCTGTACCTCGACTTCTGTATCATTTGCTCCTCCAAATAAAAAAACGACCCACAGTTGTGAGTCGCCTTTCTTAGTCGGTTTATTTTGGTGTCTGCCACCCGCTTGGCCCTTATGTCCA